AATATCACAACAAATATTGATGGTATTAATACATCTGATACAGATGCACGATATCAAAATATTTCAAAATCATTTACCTTAGATAAAGGTCAAAAAGATCAATATTATGATTATTCTAGAATAGTTAGAAAGAGTAGTTCATCTATTCCTTCTAAAAGATTGTTAATTGTTTATGATCATTATACAGTACCTGCTAATGATAGTGGAGATGTATTTACAGTACTTAGTTATGGGAAAGAAAGATATAACAAAGATATTCCTTTAATTGGTCCTGATCGAATAAGGGCCACTGATACTCTTGATTTTAGACCAAGAGTTCCTGTTTTTAGTGGTACCTCATCTTCACCATTTACTTTTGCATCTAGAACAACTGCTTTTAATACAGTTCCTAAATTCTTAGTATCACCTAATGGAAGTACTATATTAGGATATGATTATTATCTTGGTAGAATTGATAAAATTTATTTAAATGAATTTGGATTATTAACAATACAAAAAGGACAATCATCTCCTCTACCTCAACCTCCTGTAAATATTAACAGTTCAATGGAATTGGCAACTCTTCTTTTGCCACCATATTTGTACGATCCAAGAGATGTAAGAATTACATTAACTGATAATAGAAGATATACAATGAGAGATATTGGTCTGTTAGAAGATCGTATTGAAAGTTTAGAAGAAGTTACTACACTCTCACTTCTTGAAGTAAGTACTGAAGCTTTAAGAATTGAAGATGCTAATGGAAGAAATAGATTTAAGAGTGGATTTTTTGTGGATAGTTTTATTAATGATGAATTTGTTAATTATAATTTCTCTTCTATAGATGTTGATACGGAAAGAAGAGAAATAAGACCTATTATCGCAAGAAATAGTCTCCAAAGTCAACTTTTACCAGCATCTAATATTATAGATGAAGAGTATGATATGGGTACTAATTTTGATTTATTAGATCCTAATGTACAAAAGACTGGAAATGCTGTAACTTTAAAATATGAAGAAGTTGAGTGGTTGGAACAATCATATGCAACAAGAGTTGAGAATATTAATCCTTTCCATGTAGTTTCTTATAGGGGTGATATTACCCTATCACCTTCAAGCGATAGTTGGGTAAGAACTGTAAGATTGGATGAAAGTATTACTGAAGAAAGTATAACAAGGAATGTTGATAACGTTCCACCTTTAAGAAGAAGAAACTGGT